TTTTGCTGGTGTAGCATATTTTATTTTTAAGAAGAAAGGCACTAGCAGCGTGACTGGTGGCGGCCAGGGTGCTGGCAAAGGTCCCAAGGGAAAGAATCAATCCAAGAAGTAAATATGACCGGATTTTATTAATTGCTTGACAGATCTCTGTGGTCGTGTTATCATACATGACACCATGGAGATTTAGGCAATGAATCCAGACACAGATTTAGATCCCACAGAGATAATCACCAACGAAGCCACAGGCCAGGAATTTGCTGTGGCAGAGTTGGAGAACTCCAATCGTATCATCAAAAGTGCAACTCCTAAATATACCCCAGACTGGTATATTAAATGGGTTGGTAGTCTAATCGTCTTATTGGCAGTAGCCATGCGTAGCACAGGCATTCCTGAATTAGTTATCTGGGATATTGCATTGTCCTGGGTGGGCGCAGTGTGTTGGACCATTGTGGGATTTATATGGAAGGACAGAGCCGTGTTGTTACTTAATACAGTATTGGGCCTGATGTTATTTACAGGATTACTAAGGGCAATATTTTTATGAACACAGAGTTTCGGACTGGTGTGTTAACTATTATCATGGCTAGTATATTTGCTGGCATCCTAATTACAATTTTACTATCACACTCTGGAGTTATTCACAATGGCTAACAATCTATGGCACAATGTATTTGTGTATGGTACACTACAGACACGAGCTCAGACTATCAGATCACTGTATGAATCACCAGACACTGAATTCTATGACTATTGTGAAACCACAGACAGATATCTGATGTTTAACTTAGGTCACTTTCCAGCTGTAATACCCTGTGATCAGAGTCTGGGGCATCCGGTTGTAGGCGAACTATGGCGTGTCACAGATGTTGTCAGATCTGAACTAGATGTCATAGAAGGCTATCCTGGCTTTTATAATCGCGAGATCATAGACACCACAGCCGGCAGAGCCTGGATGTATTACTTGCCCAGAGAGAAAATCTCATGGGCTACACATGAAATTACAGAAAATCAGGGAGTACTATCATGGTTAGATCTATCACAGCAATCTGTGCCGGCTTAATTTTAACAGGTTGTGCTGGTGGGTCACTTAAACCCACTGTTCCTAGTCAGTCAGACGGACGTAAAGCCTGTGCCACATCAGAGGGCACAATCATAGACATCATAGATGTAACCATAGAGGGCAATACTCAGGTAGCTCAGGGCGCCGGCGCCGCACTGGGAGGATATACTGCTAACCGTGCTGCTAAAAACGAATCAGAAGTAGTTGAAATCGTAGCCACAGTAGCAGGCGCCGCAGTGGGTAGCATGGCTGGTGATGCCATAAGCAAAAATGTATTAAGCCGTGATGGCGTTGAACTCATGGTGTATGTGGATGGTGTTACACATAGTATTGTACAACAATCAGACATCAACCAGCCCTATGTAGTGGGTCAGGATGTTTGGGTAGTGGGTAATCTCACTGCCAATAAACTGGGTAGTCGTTATAACACAACGCCTTCATGTGCGTCAGGTATCAGGGTTTTAATCAAACGATGAAAGATAAATTTAAACAAGCATATATGACAGTGGCAGAGACCTTTGCTAAACTCAGCCACTGTGAACGCGCCAAGGTGGGTGCTATTATTGTCAAAGATGACCGCATCATAAGCATAGGCTACAACGGCATGCCTGCTGGCTATGACAATTGTTGTGAAGATCACTTGGAGAGTTATGATGTCAGAGATGCCAACAACCCTTTAGACCCCAGACCCTGGACTTACGATCCAGACACCAAAAAATATCACGCTCTAAAGTCTAAGCCTGAGGTATTACATGCCGAAGCCAATGCCATTGCCAAACTAGCACAGAGTTCCGAAAGCTCCGAAGGCGCAGTGATGTTCTGTACTCACACGCCCTGTATAGAGTGTGCCAAACTCATACACCAGGCAGGCATTGAAAAAGTTTATTACAGATGTGACTATGACGCTGGCAAAGGGTCAGGCAGACAACTATTAAAACACAAACTGGAGAGGGTAGAGTGACTGACAAAAGAAAATACTGGAACGAGAACGGCGATCTAGTGATGTTCTGTGAGAAGATCAAACAGTGGCATCATGATCGTAACCTTATCGATGGATCAGACGACAAATCACAGTTTGCCAAACTCATACAAGAGGCTGGTGAACTGTCAGACAACATCTGTAAGGGGCGTGACGTTAGGGACGACATTGGCGATATGATTGTGGTGTTAATTAATATCGCAGAACGTAACAATGTCACCTTGACAGAATGCTGTGAGATAGCGTATAATGATATTAAGCACCGCAAGGGTCAAATGATCGACGGTGTATTTGTTAAAGAGGCAGACCTTGAGAATTGATATATTAGAAACAAAGGTATACGAAAAGACCCACAATGTTACTGGCAAAAAGTATGTGGGTATCAGTACCAGAGATACTGACAAATATGTTGGGTCTGGTCCTGCCTGGAAAGAACATTTAGATCAATACGGCTATGACATTAATACAGATATTTTATATAGTACAACATCACAGTCAGACCTCACAGAGTTTTGTGAAGCTTACAGTAAGGAAAAAAATATTGTAGAAAGTGATGAGTATCTGAACATTGTAGCCGAACGCGGTGGTTGCCTGGGTGGCGAAGCCAACCCTAACTACAAAGATGGTCGTTGGGTAGGCAGATATGATGACAAAGAATTAGAACGTCGTGTACAAAAAGAAGCTGACGCAATCAAGTATGAGCGTGACAAAGATCTGTTTGTTAAAGCTCGAATGAATGCCAGACACCACAAAAGCGTACAAAATTATGACAAAGCCAAGTACTGGTTCACACAGTGGCAATCAGGAATCCGAGGTAACGATCCCAATGGTAAATCCTTACAAAAGACTGACACATTTGAATTTTGGTATCAGTGTAAGGGAAGCATGAGTTGGGAAAAGCGTGAAGCATTTTATGGAGGTGACGCTTGAGAATTGATACAGAAGTAAAACTAAACTACAGTGACGTCTTAATTCGTCCCAAGCGCAGTACATTGTCGTCGCGCCGGGATGTAGACTTAAATAGACCCTTAAACTTTAGAAATTATCAGCCAGACTTTCCTGAGAATTCCAGGTACCCACACTATTCAGGCGTGCCTGTCATGGCGGCTAACATGGATGGCGTGGGCAGTATTGACATGGCTAACGAACTCAGAAAGTCAGGCATGTTTACATGTTTGGTCAAGAGTCTAAACAACACTCCAGAAGTATTCAGGGACTTTACGGGCTGGGATCATGCGGCTGTGAGCACAGGCATTACCGAGTCTGACCTCACACAATGCGAAAAAGTATTGAAAATGTATCCAGACGTTAAATACGTTTGTATTGATGTAGCCAATGGATACTCAGAACGTTTTATTGACTTTGTGGCAGACTTCCGTAATCGTTGGTCAGACAAGGTTATTATTGCTGGCAATGTAGTAACGCCAGACATCACTGAGGAACTCATACTCAAGGGAGCAGACATTGTCAAGGTGGGCATAGGTCCAGGCAGTGTTTGTACCACACGCATCAAAACAGGCGTGGGTTATCCACAACTCAGTGCGGTGATTGAATGTGCTGACGCCGCACACGGATTGGGTGGACACATCATAGCAGACGGTGGTTGTAGCACACCAGGTGATGTGGCCAAGGCATATGGTGCTGGCGCAGACTTTGTGATGCTGGGCGGCATGTTAGCAGGGTGTTTGGAGGGCGGCGGTGAGGTAGTAGATCGCACAGGCAAGCCATTAAAGTCCTGGAGTGGTGGCGCTGTAACTTTATTTGCAGAAGGCTCCAATGCTAACTCCACACCCTATGTACAGTTTTATGGAATGTCAAGCACACAAGCGCAAAAGGAGAATACCAATGCGAAAGATTATAGAGCAAGTGAAGGCAGAGTTATCAGAATTCCTTATCGTGGCAGTGTTGAACCCATTGTCAGAGACATCTTGGGTGGTGTTAGGAGTGCTTGCACTTATGTTGGGGCGTCAGCTTTAAAAGAGTTACCCAAGCGCACTACCTTTGTGCGCATCGCATCAGGCGATACACACAATAGAATCTATGAGGGAGCCACCACAGGTGAGTAACAGATACAAAGTTGCTGGCGGCATGACGGATATAACTGGCATGTGTGAAGCTGATTTCAGTCTCATGGCGCTACAAATAGCCGCGAATAATCTACATGGTATTATTGCTGACATAATGACACCAGAGTATATCATGAAACACGGTAGTCTTGAGGTAGATAGCACCATTTACGGCACTGCCATGACACTATGGAGTGTGTGGATCACAATCACAGATCCCACTCACATAAGTATGATAAAATTATCAGAATGTTAAGCGCCAGGGCATCTAGTACGATAAGTAACAGAAACAACACACAGGAAAACTATGAACACACAACAAGAAATTATTGCCTTAAACCGTGACGCTGAACTCAGTGATTGGTTCACTAGCCGCCTAGAGTATTTAATTAGCGTGGGGCTATATCACAACCAAACATCAACACTTGCAGAAAAACTTATTTCAGAGCTTGTAAACTACCGTGAGCATTGGGGTATTGATAGTGTAAGCATAGGAATATCAGGCGGCATTGATAGTGCTGTGACTGCTAAACTTTTTAAAGAAGCTGGTTGGAAAGTATTGCCAGTGATCATGAGCATTGACCAGAACCCCACAGAAGTTGAGCGTGGCAAGGAAGTATGTGAAGACCTGGGTGTGACATACATCGAGCGTGATCTCACAGAAATGTATAATTATAACATAGCTAACATGTCAGAGTATCATGACGGACTCAGTGCTGATACCTGGAGGGGAAGTATCCGTAGAGGTAACATTCGTGCCAGACTTCGTATGCAAACTCTGTATGACTTTGCCAGCCAAATTGCTGGCTGTGTGGCCAGCACTGACAACTTCTCAGAACTTGCTGCTGGCTTCTGGACTCTGCACGGTGATGTGGGAGACATTGCACCCATTCAATCATTGATTAAGTCCTGGGAAGTGCCAAAATTAGCACAACACCTGGGTGTGCCTGAAAGTGTAATCACTGCCAAGCCCACAGACGGATTAGGTATCTCAGACGGTGACGAAGCACAACTTGGTGTGAGTTATTTGGAATTTGATATTGGCTTATTTACACTGATGCGTGAAGGTGATACCTCAAAAGCATCAGACACAGACATTGAGAAACTTAAAACCATCTCAGACAGAATTAAGCATAGTGGCTACAAGAGATGTAATCCCTATAACTTAATGCATCCAGCCGACGCACTCAGATATCAGGCGTTAGATATCCTGGATAAGCAATTGCAGAACCGCGAAGAAAACATTACCCTATAGGAGATTATCATGGACCCAATCGCAATTGGCATCATTGCCGGAGTAGCAGTAATAGCTGGAGTATATTTTATATTTTTCAGCAAGGACGAAGAACCCACACAGCCCCCAAATCCAGTCAAGGCTGTTGAGCCAGTCAAGGCACCAACTACACCAGGCCAAACTCAGGCAAAGGCAGTAGCCAACCCCAAGCTACCAACTAAATCTGCCATGGAGAAACTCACCAAGGCGGCCTTGGTAGATCTGGGTCATGAACATGGCGTGGCACTTGATAAACGCAAGACCAAGGCTGGTATGATTACCGACCTCAAGGCTGGTGTAAAGAAGTAAAACGCATAGTTATCAGGGGTGTTTGTAGCGCCCCTGGATAAATAACACTATCGGGGTTTCAACCCTATACTAATTGGTTATACGGCGAGTCTATTTTGTAATTATTACAGATAGACGAATTGTCGTCTGTGTTGTATAATACAGAACATTTCAGGGGATAACCTTCACCCTGAAGTTAGATCACAAAGCAGGGCAAGATACCCTCTTGTCGGTCGCTGACAATGTCAGGGCTACTGTGTGATCAGAGTCGCCTAACGGGACTTGAACGAAGGCTAACTTAGTTAGATTCGATAGGAGAAGATAATGAAAGACTTAATGTCTATAGAGGCCATGGGTATCAGAGCGTTCAGCGTAATGGTAATCTTTGGTATGTTCCTCACAATCGCCCCGCTGGCATAAAAAGCAACCCCCGGGCCCTGAAGTTCAGGGCCTTTTTTTGACAAACAAGTTTAAATAGTGTATACTTATACCATGGCATTGAATACTCTGAAAGAACTAATATCTGAAGCTAGTAAATTGCATAGTCAAGCATCGCAGGCTACTTGGGTCAGACATCAGTGCATTCATGCCTCCAGTAATAATTCCATTAGGTCCATGAAAAATTTTGTGCCAGGATGTGAACATCCAACATGGCTTGCATTTTCTGCCACTGAGTCTGGTATTAAATTCATGATAAGTTCAGATGGCACAGACTCTCGGGGAGTAGCTGGAATTATAGTTCAGGCATTGCACGGCCTAAATGTAGCTGAAATTCGTTCAGTAGACTTTTCAGAGTTTCGTGAAATTGCCAGATATCTCAATAACCGTCAACAACGCACATTAAACGCAATCTTAAATAAAATAAAGGACACCATTAAATGAATTTTGTACCGGTAGTTATAGAACAAACTAGCAGGGGCGAGCGAAGCTATGACATCTACTCACGTCTCCTAAAAGAACGCATTGTGTTCTTAAACGGTGGCGTGGATGACACTGTGGCTAATAGTATCTGTGCGCAGTTGCTATTTTTAGAGGCAGAAGATCCTGACGCAGACATTACATTCCAGGTCAATTCTCCCGGTGGCGTCATCACCGCAGGCATGGCTATTGTGGATACCATGGACTACATCAAGCCAGACATCAATACCATTGTGATTGGTCAGGCATGTAGCATGGGTAGTGTGATTGCTTGTAAAGGCACTCCAGGCAAGCGACAGATTTTACCACACGCTCGTCACTTAATCCATCAGCCTCTGGGCGGCGCACAGGGTCAGGCATCAGACATTGAGATCAACGCCAGAGAAATCATGCGTATGAAAGAAATGCTTGTGAACATCTATAGTGAACAGACTGGACAGACACCTGACAAGATCATCAACGACATCGATCGTGACAACATCATGACTGCTCATCAGAGCGTGGCTTATGGTCTGGCAGACGAAGTTATTGAGAAACGGTAAATTACTACTGTGTCTGATATCATATGTTCCACAAGCCAGGAGCTCTTGGAAGATTCCCAGAGCTTCTGTATTTTACCATTCATACATGTACATCGCAGTCCCAATGGCGATCATGGTCCATGTTGTATAGGACTCTCTGGGGATCTCAAACCTGATGCAAATTTACTTGAATTAGTCAATAGTGATGTAATGAAGCAAGTGCGGTCTGATATGTTAAATAATATCAAAAACCCAGTGTGTTTTAAATGTCACAGACACGAAGAGATTTCAGGCCACAGCGCCAGGCAGGATTACAATAAAATTCATGGTGAGTTTCTGCCTGATATCTTAGATAAAGTTGAATCAGATGGAACCCATAACGATTTTAAAATGCGATATTTCGATATTCGTTTCAATAATCTATGTAATTTTAAATGCAGAACATGCGGGCCAGGATATAGCTCACAGTGGTCTACTGAAATTCTTAAATATGACATCTACAACCAACGAAGTTTTATTGGTATCGAAGTAGATAACATTATCGCTACATCCAATACCAATGAATTATTGGAAGATATTATCCAACAAATACCTAATTTAGATACCTTGTACTTTGCTGGTGGTGAACCTCTGATAGACGAAAATCATTATGCAATTTTAACTGAGCTAATCAGGCAGGGCAGAACAGATGTTGCGCTTAAATATAACACAAATGTAAGCAATCTGAACTTCAAAAAATATGATATAATTGATATGTGGAGTAATTTTGCGAAACCCGTATATTTGTCAGCAAGCATAGATCATACATTTGAACGGGCAGAATATATCAGGTCTGGCACTAACTGGGACGACATCATAGACAATCTTTTTATTTTAAAAAATAGTGCCTATGTTGATGTCCATCTCAACACAGTTGTCTCCAATTTAAATTTTGTAACTATTGCTGATATGATCAATGATTTATGGGACTATGGATTATTAACTCCCAACAGAAGTACTTCCTGGGATCATGAATTTATCACGACAAATTTTTATCCCTGCATGGATCCACCATATTTGTCGTTACAGGCCCTACCCGCAGACTTAAAAAAACAGGGTATAAAAAAAATGGAAAATATGTTTACAGCTATGTCCAAGAGAGCTTATATTGATCCTCACATGATCGAAAGTGCTAAACAATGTATAGAGATTGCATCACAATGTGACACCTGGCAGGAAAACAATGAAAAATTCCGTGAGTATATTAAATATTTTGATGATATTCGCAATGATGATTTTTTAACAACATTTCCTGAGCTAGGAACCATGATGAAAAAACCCGACGGATGGTTTTTATAGTCATGACTCATGAGCTTAATCAGAATCTATCCTGCAATCAGCACAAAGCTAATTTTAATTTTTTTGGTGACAGCTGGTATTGGACCTGGAATTTGGGTGACAGAGACTCCATGGGTCCCTTGGGTGTTACAAGTAAGGAACTCAAGGATCTTAATACAAATTTTGCGAGTAATATCACTGGACAAACTCGTTCCTGGGGTCAAGGCCATAGTCTATATGATGTCTATCTAAAATATTTAGGGTACTGTCCTAAATGTTTCTGCTTTCCAACGCAAAATTGGAATCAAACCTTGGAATCCATACTTGCAACAAAATTAAACGGCGGGATAATAGAAAGTAAAGATTCTTATAATAACATTCCTCATCGTTGGGATACTTCGATTGACGAAGGTTATACAGTAATTTTCTATTCTAATATTATCCGAGGCCGGAACCGGGACGCACCCATACACAATAAAAAAGATTTGTATGATTACATTGATAGAGTAAACACAAATAGTTTAAACAAAATAGCAGGCTGGGCAATAACAAATAAACAAAAAGTTATTTTGATTGGTGGGCAAACCTGCTTTAATCAATCCACGTTTGATCAATGGAAAAAAAATAATCCTGATGCGCCTG